ACCGAGCCAACTCCCGAACCATGAGCCCCCAGTCTCCGTAGTCGTGGTCGCCGCGCTCGCGGAATCGGGCTGCACCCGGCTCGCCGGAACGAGGAAAGAGTTCCGGGAAGTCACCATAGAGTGCAGCCCTGCCAGAAAAAAACTCGTCACCAAGGGCACGATCGCGAGCAGTAGCGTGTGCTTGCCGGCGTCGGAGGTGACGCGCTTGAGTGTGTCGGCGGTTTGCTGTTGGAGCTTCGGCGTCCACTCCAACGGGTCGATCCCCTCGGGCACCAGGGCGGCGCCGAGAATGTCAAACAGTTTGCCGCTACCGCTGACGGCTGCGAACACCCGCGAATCGGGATCTTCGCCGGCCTCGAGCGCGTCCGTGAAGGCCTGCGCGGCGCCAGACGATCGAATGAGATTCGACAACGCAATGTCGCACTCAATCGTCCGGCGCGTGATGAGCTGATAGTTCCCGGCACCCTCAATTTCCAACACCATCGCCGTTGCCTCGCTGTTGACAGGGGGCGCCTGTCGGCCAGCGGGCGGCGCCCCGATCAGCCCGCCCCCAAGGGTTTAGCCAACCGCGATCAGATGCCCGATCGGCTCCGTCGGATGGTTCACCGGGTCCGCGATGACCAACCCTTCCAGCGTCCAATTGCCGAAGTCGTCGGCGATGAATCCGAGCGCGCCGCTGGGCGTGAAACTAACATGCCACCATTCGCCCTCAAATAGCGGCCCTTTCACGGGATTGCCGCGATAGTTGAGATAGCCTTCGATGGTACCAACCGTGCCCATTGCGACTCCGGTGTACGTGTAGGGAGCCCACACATACGAGGAAGTCAGCGCGGACCCCGGCGTGATCGTGACCGAGGTCGGTAACAGATAGATCCGACCCCGCACGAGGTCAACCGTGTAGTCGGTGCCTAACACCAACACCGTCGAGCCCTGTTTGACGTTGGTGAGCGTCGTGATGTTCCGATGCGCCAGGTCATAGTAGCGGCCGAGCACCGCCCCACCCGATGGCGTGATCGTTTCATCCGTGACCGTGGCCCCGGTCGCCCCCGTGAGGGTGTAGCCCGTACCGAGTAACGCCCGGACGAGATTGTCGATACTGTACTCGTCGCCCGTGATCTTCAGAGAGAACGTCTCGCGCGTGACCGCCCGCGCATAGAGCGAGCTGGCCGGGTCGCGGCTTTCGTACTTCTCCTTGATTTCAACCTTCGGCTCGATCTCGAACGTGGTGCAGTTGCCGAGGTCCTGTATGCCGGTCCGCGTTGTTGAGTTGGGCGCGAACGGGTCGAAGTACACCACACCGCGCCCTAGCATGCACAGGCTGGGGTTGGGCGCGATAATGTTTGGGCCTGTGATGGAAGGCATGGTCGGAACTCCTATTGCGTGCGTGTTTGATCGCCGACAAGGGTGTGATAGATGACTCGGAAGTCCTGATGCAACACGAGATAGGGTTGATCTTCGGCCGCGTATTCCCATTCATACTGCGCTTCGATGCAATCCTCCATGAGCGTCGGGAATGTCTGCCCGTCGAGCTGCTTGCTGATCCAAACCGTCATCGGGTCGCCGACACTATCGTCGCCGACGAAATGCACCGACGCGCGCAGCGTCAGCACCCGCTTGCGGAAATAGCTGCGTTTCCCTTCGGCCTCGTATTCAACTTCCTCGCGTAGCGGCTTGATCGTGATCGCCGGCAACTCATTGGTCGAGTAAGGTTCCTGCCGGGCGCGTGTTGTCTGCGGAACTCCGGTCGGCGCGCCCGTGTTGAGTCGCGTCATCGCCGCTTCGATGATTTGCTCACGGATCGAACTCATGGCGCCCGCTCGCACAGCAGATGAGTCAACGCGCCGTCGCCGTCCAATTGCGAGTCGCGCAGAATCATGTTTTGCCCGTCCACGGTGAGCGTCGTCCGATTGCGCAGGGGTGGCGAGGGCAACGCGGACGTCTGCACTGTGACCGTGATCGTCACGCCACTGATGCCTGCGATGTTGAGTGATTGCAACACGTCGCGGCCCACGTAATCGACCATACCGACGATCGGAGCACCGCCGGCAATCGACACATTGACGCCCAGGCCGCGGGACTTCGCGTCCTGAAAGATCGTCGTAATGTCGTTGTCGCCGAAATACGTGGGCATGTGCGCCGGCTCAGGCGGGCAGTGTCAGGATCGAACAGGACAGCGGAAAACTCGGGCTCGAGGTCCCGCCGATCGTCGCAACCGCGCGAATGTACTGCTTACGCTCGCCCGGCCGAAACGATATAACCTGACACTTGGCGACGGTGGTCACCTGGGAGAACGCCGCCCCGGCGATGTCTGTCCAGTTGGTGGAGTTGTCGTCCGACTCCTGCAACTTGACGTCCATCGTCGGGTTGGTGCCCGCGGTCGCCGCGCCGCAATTGAGGATGGCGGCCGCGGTTCCCTTCTGGCCGGCCAACGAGACGCCCGTCCCGTTGGTGTTGGCCGCGACCGCGCCGGGCGGCAACAACGACGCGGCAACACCCGCCGCCGCCAGGTGCGTAAGTTGGTGGCTCATGTTGGCGCTACCTCTTACGCACTCTTGGGTCCCGATCCTGCGATGTCGGTGCATCGTCATCGCCGGGCGCCTCCTTCGTCTCTTTCGCCGCGGCGGCTTCCTCGTCCGTCAGGATTCTCGCGTTGCCGAACGAGTGCGCGGCATGCGCGATATGGTCGGGAACTTCGACAGGCACGCCGGGAGTTCCGACGCGGCCGTCGCCGAGGTTGAATTGCCGCAGGGGCATGATCGTTTTGTTGGGCATGTTGGCCTCCGGTTAAATGAAGCGGAATTCCCCTCGTCGTTTACGGGTTGAGATTGATCCCGATCGCGAAGCTAACGGGGTGTCGGATCGCGATGTCGCACATTTGGAACGAGGTGACCTCGATCAGACCGCGCTTTTTCTGCGAGTACGGATCGACAATCAACTCCATCGCGCCCCCGAATTGCCCAATGAGCAGGTCGCTCCAGTTGCCATACACCAGCCCGTGATAGGTCCCGGCCGGCGACGCAACACCGTTGGTGCCGAGCAACTTGCTAACCTGATTGGTCGCCCGCGCCCGGTACCCATCCATGTTTCCCTCCAACACCGTGCCCTGCCACAGCGGGCCGCCCTGCGCAATGGCTGCGCCGGGAAACGTCAGTGTTTGCTTGGCCCGGCCCGCGACGTTGGGAGTCGTCAAGAAGCCGAGATTGCCCAGCAACGCATTGGCCGCGGCGACGATCGTCTCCATCTGCACAACACCGGTGTAGGCGATCAATTGGCCGGTGTTTGAATATGCGGCGTTGGAGAAGTCCACCGTCAACACGTTCGCGGTGTTGTAAATACCGGTTGGCTGATTGTTCAGCCCCGTGCCGTGCAGTGCGCCCTTGTCCCAGGCCAGGGCATGCGCCGCGGCGATCGACCCGCGCACCATCGCCTCCACGTCGATGGAGCTTTGGACCAGCAACTGCCGTGTGTATGCGGTCGTTGCCTGCAACGTCTTCGGAGTCAACGTGACTAGGTCCGTCGTGACGTTACTTGCCGTGACGTCCGAGCCCGGATTCTCCGCAACCCAATTGGCGGTCACGTCCCCTGTGTGCCGGGGGAATCCGACCGGCGAGTCGAGCCCGGTCAACACCTGCGCGCCCATCGCGACAACCATCGCGGTGTTGCGGAGTATTTCGATGACCTCGCCGCCGTATTGGGTAAAGACGGTTTCCTTAATCGCGTTGGTCGTTGCGGAGTCGATGATCCCAACACGTGTTAGCAGATCGTCTAGCTGTCGCAGAAAGTCCGGGTTAGCGACGGCAATATGTTGGTCCTGTTTGAATTTGCCGCCGCGCAAGCTGGTCGGAACAAACAGCCCGCCGTTGCGCTTGTACTGCATCGGCATCGTTTTTTCGAGTTCTTGGCTGATTTCCACCTCGAAACAGTTCTTCGCGCGGCCCTCGCGCGCATCGACCGCCGCGAGAATCGCCCGCGCGTAGCTGTACTGTTTGCGCTCCTTTTCGGACAGGTCCAACTGTTCGGCCGCTGGCTGTTTGGTGGGCGGCGTCGCGCGTAGCTTGAGGATTTCCTCGTTGACTTGTGCGAGGCTGAACCCCCGCTCGAGCCAGTCGGCGACGTGATCACTGACACCGTGCAATTGCGCACGGCGCACGATTTCCGCAACGTCTCTGGCAACCGTGTTGTTGGTCTGGCCCCCGGCCGGGGCCGGCGCGTCGTCTGGCATAGTGCTAACTCCCGTTGAGCCCGCGGGGGGCAGGTTTCGAACATGAACGGGGTACTTCACCCCGCTTGAATTGCGACCAACACCGATGGTGTGGTCTGCAGGTACGGCGACGATGGAGCCCTCCATCGGGGTCCACCGCGTCGCGCGATAAACGGATGGCTCGTCGGCCTTCCCGGGTGTTACTTCGTATTCGTCGATCGTGTAGCCGATCGACATCTCCCGGTGGCCTTCATCAACGATGGTTTTGGCGTCGCGGCCGGCCTGCGTCTTGGAAAATCGCGCGGCCGCCCTCAACTTGCCGTCATCGACGCGCAAGTCCTGCAAGCGCCCGATCGGCAGCGACCGGTAGCTATCATGGTTGGCGAGCAGCGGCAGCCCGTCCTTGGCGCGCTCGAGGTTGATGTTGGATTTGCCGTGCATGAGGATCTCGCGACCCCACCAACGATCGACAGGTTGATCCGATGAAAGCGAAACGTCGTAAAGCTCTTCGTCTCCATCGCCATCGTCCTCGCCCGCAGCGCGACCGCCCGTTGCGCCTTCCGCGGCCGGGGGTGCGGCCGTCGCCCGTTTGGTGATGGTCACGTTGAACGTGCGCCGCTGTAATGGCAGCTCGTCGCGTTCCTTGAGCGAGGTATCGTCAGGCATGGCGCTAACGCTCCTGTACCAGTAGGTTGGAAACCAATCGCAAACGCTCGCGGCGCCGGATGGCGCGGTCGTTGTTGGCGTTGTCGCCGCCCTGGTCGCTCTGTTGGTTGTCGCCGGCCACGTCGCCGCCGCCGACGCCGACACCGGACAGTTGCAGTCCCAACTCTTCGATGAGCGCTTGTTCCTCGGCGAGTTCCTCGGCGATCTCTTCGAAGTCCAGCCCTTGTTCGTCCAACACGCGGCCGCGCGAAGTTAGCCCGTTGTCGATCGCGGCTATTGATGCGTTGACATCCTTCAGCGGATCGATCCAACTCCAACCCCTCGGCATGAACTTAACCGCCATGAAGCTCTGCCAGTCGCGCGAGTCGAGATAGAGCTTTCCGGAGAGCTGCGCGAATTCGAGCCACTCGGCG